AGATGGTTTTATAATGAGGTCACCTAGCACATCCTCAAATTTTGTCTTGCCCATTAACTTTTGCATTTCCGTTAGAGTAATGAGACTAGACTTGAATATATCGGCATAGCCATGTTCTTTTGCCTTTTGGATTACTGCGTTTTCATCTTTATACTTACGAACTGACCTGCCTTCGACTATCTTAAAGCCAGTCCACTTTTTACCATGATTTACTGCAGATTCCGTTGCATAGTTCATAATCTCATTTGCCCACTTGGTTAAGTCAGGAATAATCGATAAAATCTCTTCGATTTCCTCATCCGTAAGTAGTGGTGGCAGTTTAAATTCTTCCTTGGCAAGTTTTAGCTTATCTTCTGCTCTTGCCCTACATCTAACAGAAGCTCTGCAGAACTTACACCACTCACCGGAGCAGTATTCACCTTCGCCTTTAATGGCCATTTCTGCTTTTGGCTTTAAGACTTCTTTGGCCCATTTTTTCAGTTCACTCGTAGATATAGTATAAGTCGATACATTCTCTCTACGAGGTTGAAAGATTGTCATGCTGATTTCTTTGATGTCATATAGGCTTTCATATATTGCCAATGCTCCAAGTGCATAACACTTCATCTGTGGGTTTTCATAAGCATCAACCAAAACACCTAATCCGTATTTGAAATCTATGATATGAAGTGTTTCATCTGACACGATAAGACAGTCTGCCGTTCCGAAACCATCTGGAACATACTCTGAAAAATCCACTTTCTGCTCGATAAGAATCATAGGATCCTTACACACTTGTTTTGCGATTTCTAATTGCTCCATCACATAGTCCACATATGCATCCGTGCATTCTTGCATTTCATCAGAATCATAATCCGATACAGGTCTTTTACTTCTCATATGAAGTGCCTTTTTTAGCTTATGCTCGCAAAATACATGAGCTGCTGTACCTTCTTCTGCTGCCGATGAACTGATATTTTCAAACTCAAGTTCAAGCACTGCACTTGGTGTACAGTTTAGCCACCTATGTGAACTGGATGGAGATAAAACTGCATGGCCCAGGCCAGCCTCTCTTGCACCGATGGTGCAATTCACCTTCTGCTTAGTCAATTTCGATTCCCTCCGCATCCTTTAATAAGTCTTTATACTTATCTTCATCAACATCAGATAGCTTCGTTGCACCATACTTAGTAATAAGGTCTTTTACTTCAGCTGTTTTGCCATGTTGGCTTAGTTTTGCAAGCACTGCTCTTACATCTTCTAGGCCAATCTTTTTACTAGGATCAGCCCTTGGCTTTTCAACTTTTCCATCTTCTGCACTTTCCAATAGCTCTTTAAGATGAGATGTCAGCATCTCTAAATCCTTAACTACCAATTTCACTACTTCTTTTTTCATAAGGATTCTCCTTTCATAATTTCTTTGACATCGACTGATTCCACGGTTTTACCTGGATCTAATAGATATACTTGTGTGTACTCGCCAAACAACCATTTGATTAGCCTTCTTGGTAGCCACATCTGTGCTCCACGTAAAACTTTCGTCTTATCGCCCTTGTCATCTGTTACATTGATAACTACTTTATGCTTCATAGGCTTGCTCCTTTCTGTAAGGCTTTCTCCCTTACACATCACAGGCAAAGAAAAAGGACGAGTTTTTAACCCCGTCCAAAATTTTTTAGAAATTATTTTTGATTATCTCTTTTGCTTTGTCTAAATGCTTCTTGACTGCAGCTGATGATATACTCATTAAATCTGCAATCTCTGACTGCTTATATCCCTCTACAAACATAAGATTAATCACTAATCTTTGCTTGTCAGTTAATAAGGAAAGCACCTCTTCCATATGCTCAGACCATTCAAACATTTCATCCGATTCTTTATCTGAGATAGATGCAATCATTCTTTTATCTGGGTCAATGTCTCCATCAGCGTCATAATCTAGAGATAAGTTATAATCTCTTGGAAAAGCATCTTTAACTGCATCTTCTATGATGTACTTATTCGGTTCATATCCATGTCTTTCTTTGAAGTCGCCGACAAATTTTTGTTTCCACTTTTCTATCTGAGCCTTTTCTTCCTTTGTTCTTTCTGGTCTGGCATTCTTAAGGTTGTAGTAAACCTCGCTATCATCCATCGAATGTAACATTTTAATATCCAGCTCCGTTACACCATTTTCTCTAGGTTTAATAACAATTATCTTCTCAACGTATTCTCCTTTTTCTGTTCTTTGTGTTGTTGTGTACTTGTAGACCCCGCGGTCTTTTTGATTAGTTTTGTGAATTCTCATTAGAAATCCCTGCCTTTCTTTATTTGCAGAGAGATCTATCACTAAGAATTACTCATATGGTGTTACGGTCTTGTATGCACTTACATATTTTGATATAATACTAGTAAGTATGATTTGATATGAATTGTATTAAATTCCTGACTAGCCATAAAAAAATTCCTAGAGATTTATCTCTCTAGGAATAACTTGAAGTTTGTAAAGTTTACGGTACATGGTTTATGGGGTTTATTTGGTTTATGAGGTTGATACTTTAATTAATGAGTTTGCAGGAGGCAAATTACTATGAATAATACCTATCCTCGCTTATGTGGTGGAACATTTTTAGTTCTTCTGCTTCGTGCCAAAAGAACTAAAGCTAAAAAAGATATACGAAAATCCAGTGCTAACGGTATTACAAACCCTGAATTTCTGAAAGGTTTAATTACGATATTTGATTCCAGTTACTACGAACCATCTGGCTCTTCCTTGGAAACCAACACATCACGTTACAAAAAATGTGAAATTTCCAAAGCTGATTGTTTGCCATTTGATGACAATGCACTAATTACTGCATTTGATAGACAAATTAAAGAAGACTATTACACTCTTTTAGTTAAAATGAAGGAGCTACTTGATTACTTTCTTACCATCGATAAGACACCTAAAATAGATGAGCTCGTTTATGGGATTCTTAATCTTATAATAAACGATCACTCTATTAATCAAGATGATGTCTTTTATGCTCTACCTAACGGAACAGGAATAACTAAAAAAGATCTAATATCTACGCTAGACATAAATCTTTATTCACTTATTCTTGGCGTTTGGCATTTCATTTTAACAAGTCGCAAGGATAATAAAATTGGAGCTTCAACGATTAAGTCTTGGCATGAAGAACCTCTTGAAAAAGGTGAGGCTCACATTTTTACTAGTTCAATTGGTAGTACCTATCATCTAGATATAAAAATAAGCACTCTCATTGAACAAAATGAGAGTGCTGAGCGTGAAATCAGTTATGAAGTTAATAAAGATTTTTTCGAAGAACCTGAAATAGAAATTTTGGATTCTGTTGATACAAATGAAACATCACAACACCAAGAAAATAAACAACCTACAATTAACAATCAGTTTATTTTCAATCAATCTGGCAGTGGCGTAAACATAGGGCAAGCTACTAATGTAATTATAAAAAATGGAAAGGTGGTTGATGCTGAATGACAAATGATTTAGATATCGCAAAACAAGAATCTAGCCTTCCAACAAAAAATAACAACACCTATAAGTTTGAGCAAACTGGAGAAGGAACTAACATAGGTCTTGCCCAGAATGTAACAAGTACCACTGTAAATATAATGCTTCCTACAAATAATAGTGGTAGTGGTTATACGCAAAACTATATCAAAAAAACAATTAACACAGAATTTTTCAATCTGTTTGTTATTTTAGGGGAGCAATATGATAAGCCATACTTTATTGTTGATGTGAAAAGGGCTTTGACTGTTAATGAAGGAACTGCCCAGAATATACATAATCGACTTGCTACATTTTCAGAAGAAGCAAAGGCTGAAATAATGTCATATCCTTGTATATTTGCCACAGAGAATTATCGTTATAGTCCACCCGAAGCACCTCATACTGGTCCGCAACTTGCACAGTACGGATTTATAACCAAGATACAGCAAATGCATAATGGGGATTTAAAAATCTACTTCCAATCATTACCTATGTGTCTAATCCCACAAGAAACACTCAACCATATGATTACTGAATTGGATTTACAGGGAAATGAAAAAGTAAACGAACTTGATCGAACACACTGGTCTATCAAAAATGTAAATATTGTTGAAGAACTGAAATTAAAGGGTATTAGCCTATTAATTCCATCCATATAATAAACGGAGGTTAACATGGCAGAATTAAATCAAGAAACAGAAAAATGGGTAAACCTTGAAGATATTGCTGACCATTTAAGTGTCAGCAAAGATACTATAAGAATCTGGATAAAAGATGGTAAACTCCCTTTTTATAAAGCTGGGAAAATGTATAAGTTTAAAATTTCTGAAGTAGATGAATGGGTTCGTAAAGGAAGAATTACAGAATAAATTAATGGAGGTATGCAATGAATGAAAAAATCACATCAGCTATAACAAAAGTTTCACTCAATCAAGCTACTTTTCTTAATAAGTCATTTACTCCATCTTATATTAACTTTTTGTTTGGTAAAAATGGATGTGGCAAATCTACGGTAGCGAAGGTACTTAAAGATAAAACAGATATGGTTTGGGATACTGGTCATTCAAGTAATGATTATTTAATGCTCGTATACAACGAAGATTTCATAAATAAAAATATCGCCAGTTATTCTGGAATGCCAGGTGTATTCACAATCAGTGAGCAAAACGCTCAAATACAAAAAGATATAGAAGATGCTACATCGGAATTAGGTATCGCACAAACCACATTAAAAAATGCAAGCGAAAGTCTTAGTAAACAGGAAATCCTATTAAACAAACAACAGGACACATTCCAAACAATCTGTTGGGAAAAAACAAAAGACTTCAGAAAATCAGTTGACGTTGCTTTGGCAGGAAAAAAGACTAAAGATGGCTTGACAAAGGCTCTTTTATCTGAGACTAATCCAACGGAATTTAATTCTGATTCTCTAATAGCAATGTGTGAGGCTGCATTTAGCAATGATGCCACTACATATCCAGAATTGTATAAGGCTGATATATCAAGCATACCTACTTCTTCAATCCTTAGTAAACCTATTATGAGTAGTAGTAGCAGTGAATTTGCATCATTTATGAAATCAATTAATGCTACTGACTGGGTTCGCCAAGGTCACGAGCAATTTCATTCTGAAGATAAGTGTCCTTATTGTCAGCAAAAGCTTCCTAGTAATTTTGAAGAAGAAATTATACGCTGCTTCGATAAAGAATATGAAGCTGATTTAAGTATACTTAGATCATTTAAAGCAAATTACGGAGCTGCTATTAATGATATTTGGAAGAGTTTCAGTAATAATCTTAGCAATGCCTACCCTAAAATAAAGAACGAGCTAGACTCATATGCTAAATTACTAGATACTTTTAGGGCAAAAGCAGAAATAAATTCTCAGCGATTTAATGATAAAATTGCTCATCCAAATACAGTTGTAGAGTTAGAAGATTTAACACCACTCATTATTGAATTAAACGATGCAATTGACTCAATGAATTCAAAAATCAAAGAGAATAATGATATTGTAAGTGACCGAGCAAAAAAACAGCCTCAATGTAAGGCTGCAGTTATAAGTTATCTCGCATTTATTTTATCTGATGAATTAACTAAATTTCGTGATAGCCGTAGTAGTCTCCAAAAAGAGATTGATACTCTTACTAACGAAAAGACAGCCGCACAAAATAAAGTTACAGATTTGAGGAAGACCATTTCATCTCTTAGAAAAAATGTTGTTAATACTTCTGCCGCTGTTGAAGGTATAAACACCATCCTTGCAGATACTGGCTTTCAAGGATTTTATTTGCGAGAAAAAGAGAACACCCCTAATGTCTACGAAGTAATCAGGACTAGTACTGGACTTGTAGCAGAGAATTTAAGCGAAGGAGAGAGAAATTTTATAGCCTTTCTCTACTTCCATCAATTAGTTCTTGGTAGTCCTGAAGCAGATGCTGTTGTTAAGGATAAAATTGTTGTCATTGACGATCCAGTATCCAGTATGGATAGCTCTACTCTATTTGTCGTTGGAGCACTTGTCCGTGATATGATTGCCATTTGTAATCCAGACTACACTACCAAAGAGCATTCACAGGACCATATAAAGCAGATATTTATACTAACCCATAATGCTTTCTTCCACCAAGAAGTAACCTATAACCAAGCTCAGCATTATAGATTTGTGTCATTCTTTGAAATTGTAAAGTATGACAATAATTCCGATGTCATTCTTTGCACGCAAAAGAATAGAGAAACTCCTTCACTAATGGAAAATAGAAATCCTATACAGAATTCTTATGCAGCTCTATGGGACACGTATAAAGAAGTTTCTTATCCAAATACTCTGGTAAATGTAATCAGACAAATTTTAGATTACTACTTCTTACAATTATGCGGTTATAGCGGAATGGATATCAAAGATATCATATTAAAACAACATAGAGATGATTTCATTAAGAAGTTACCTGACGGTACTGAAGATTGCTCTGATTTACATCTGGCAGCATCATTACTACAGTATCTTTGCACTAGTAATGACCGCATCTCAGACGGATTGAATTTCATTCACGCCAGCGTAGACACTGATAGCTGTCGTAGAATTTTCGAAAGCATTTTCCGTCATACAGGACAAGGACAACACTTTGATATGATGATGAATAGAAAACATTAAAGGAAGGATATCGATTTAATGAATCGTAAAATTTTAACAGAACTTACTAATATGTGCATGATATATGACAATCGAGGTAATGTTCTAGTACAGGAAAAGATTGTAAATAACTCAAAAGGCATAATATTCCCTGGTGGTCACATTGAAGATAACGAATCAATTATTGATTCAATAATTAGAGAAATACAAGAAGAAACAGGACTTACTATTAGTAATCTTGAGTTATGTGGCATTAAAGACTGGATAGAATTTGATGGTTCTCGCTACATAGTATTTCTTTATAAAACCAACACATATTATGGAAGTATTCAATCCTCATCAGAGGGAAACATATTCTGGATGCCACTTGAGGAATTAAAGAAAAAAGAAACCCTATGGCATTTGGATATGATGCTAAAAATCTTTGAAGGCAATGGGGTATCAGAATTATATTTCAATGGAAATTTAGTTGCCCAAGCTCCAGAACTAAAGTAGGAGGTTTTTATGTTTGAATTAAAAAATGAAATAGTAATTGAGATTTGTGATTTACCTTTGCAATGGATTCCAAAAATAGAATTGTATTATCCCGACTTACCACAGTTTCCTATAATGTATGTTCACTTTTTAATTAACGATGAACGTATTATTGCGTGTCCTGTTTCCGTTAGCTACAAGATACACAACGATAAATGCGATGCTGTTTTTTTGGTGCTAGTTAATCAAAATCCTTCACAATCTGTAATAGATGCAATCGCCGAAGAAATAGCGAATCGCATCGGATTTAGTGATCAGATAACACGCCAGACTGTCATTGATTGCTGCAAAGGAAATAACGACTACATTGGTATTTTAACCGATTTATGGCAGTACATTGAAAAATCGTATGGTACTTCAATACCTTATGGAAGATTTTATGAAGAGATTTATTCAATTCCTCGTTTTGTTGCTGCGTGGCAACCTAAAACAGGCCGACAAAGCGAAATGCGTATGCTGTATAACTTTATGAGTGCTTTTGGTGAAGAGGTTGTATTCCCCGATAACTGGAGTCATTTAGAGTACTATGCAATTCCTACATACAATGATGTTAGGAAGAAAGACTATTCTGATTTTCCAACATTTAAAAAACTACACCATTCAATGACAGAGTTGTTCCGTTTGGATTTTACTAATTCAGTTACCATTGATGGCATAACATTTAATGTAATGCCTAAAGCATGGAAACAGAATAAAGATGACTTTATCACAAACATATCCGGCAAGTATTATTCTGCAGGAGAAATTTCAGAAGAAGACAAATACTTTGCCGAGATTCTGGTTGATGCTTTCAATCGTCATGCGTGGCGAGCTGCTTATTTTATTAGTGCTTTTCTAAATATTGAACAAACGGATTATCGTACTTGGAGTAAGGATTTCTTCAAAGACTTCTATAATGCTGGCAACAAACTAAAAGGTTATTCAGAAAAGGTTATGGCATGCTTCCTTCAGCAGGGATTTGCAAATGATGAAATCATCCCAATAGATACATGGATTGAAACCTTCTATCTATTCCCATTAGGAATCGAAACACGTTCAGATTTCTACGATAATTTTGATATGCTTGGAAAACTTGAAAGAGTTATTTGGTTAGCCAGCCAATCAAACAAAACAAACATGAAAAACTTCTTTGATATTCTTTGGTGTCAAAGATATGGAACTATCGGAAATGGTGAATTACGTGGAGTAAACCCATTAGCTTGTAGTCTTTGTAATCTTAAGCATACCTGTGTAGGTTTATCTAAGAAGTTATTAGATAACGTGCTTATTAGTAATACCCTTACCCCAAATGACTTCAAATCTGTCCCTAAATCTATGATGGATGATATCAGTTTCATTTGCTTATTGGAAAGTGATGTTCCTAAGAAGGTATATGCTAAATTTGGAAATAGTTGGTATTTGACAGATGAGTTCAGTGGTTATTTGATGACAAGTGACAATAGCTTCCCGGCATCTATCGTTTCTAAAGAAATTATTACTGTAGAAGAATTTATAAAAAATTTTTAAGGAGGAGTTCTTATGACAGCAAAAGAACAAATTATTGATTTATTCAGAAAAAATGTTAAAGGAAAAAGACCCAATGTCGAAGGAAGAAATGAACGCCATGACGGAAGAAAAGGCCATTGGTTAGAACAGCAATTTGGAATTACAGCCAATGCTGATAATGAGGCTGATTTATTGGGATATGAATTAAAAAATGAAACCACTTCAAAAACCACTTTCGGAGATTGGTCAGCTAATATGTATGTATTCACTAACCCTCGTTACTCGTCTCTATTCCAAGGAACTACTAAACATGAAAAGCAGGACAGTTTTGTCAAAATCTTTGGTAAGCCTAATGCAGCAAAGGGTGGTCGTTGTTCGTGGTCTGGTTCACCATGTCCTAAAATCGGTTCTTACAACGATTTTGGTCAAATACTTGTTATTACTCCAGATAAGGACATTGTGGCGCTTTATTCATACTCTCGTGATCGCAGAGTCAACAAAGCTGCCATCATTCCACAACCTCTTCAAATAGAAAATCTGGAGATTGCAAGATGGTATGGAGAACATTCCCCTACATCCAAAAGAACTGATAAATGCTTAAAGGCAAAGCTTGAAGACAAATTTAACGATAAAGGATGGTTCACGTGCAAAACCAACTACGCAGGTGTTTATACAAGAATATGCTTCGGAAAACCAATGAATTATGATGAATGGTTACGCTTGGTTAGCGAAGGAACTGTATTCTTTGACAGTGGAATGTATGAAGGAAATATGAGACCATATTCTCAATGGAGAGCAAATAACAATTTCTGGGACAGCTTAATTATTGAAGAATACAAATAAAATAAAAGCGAGGTGAGACCAATTGGGTCACCTCGCCTTTTGTTCAACGAACACATACTTGATCTGAAGTTATCACCGAAAAATCGTGCTTGATGTTTATACCTCGCACAAGAATCCTATCCTCAATGTACTTTAATAAATCAGGATTATTATCTAAATAAATGTAACTTTGTGGAGCTACAAATCTCGGCAAATCTCTTTTTAAGTCATCTAAGCTAATTGTATTAGTTTCCTGAAATTCTGCTATTTCCATTGCATATCTGTATGATTTTCTATAATCAGCGATTCTTTGTAGTGCCTCTGAATCATGGCCGAAATCCTGCTCCCAATCAATTAATTCATGACGATTATTTAGATATACTATTCCTGTGATGGCTTTAACAGGTTTACTGACATACATATAAGCCATAATAGGTTCGTTCGGAAAATTTCTTCTATGTTCAAATATTTTCACTCCCGCATATATATTCTTATATACACTTGGTTTAAAACTTAATAACATCTTTCTCATCATCATCACCTATAAAATATTATACTCTCCGAGATACTCTAGCATTGCTTTAGCAACTGCCTCAATGACAGGAATACACACAGAATTTCCAAACTGCTTATAGGCTCTAGCATTTGATACTGGAATGATGAAGTCATCTGTGAATCCCTGAAGTCTCGCACATTCTCTTGGAGTAAGCATTCGTGGATTTTTTCTAGGTTGTTCTATTAACGCCTCACTTCCATCCTTATAGTAACGTGCACTGATTGTACTTGTATATTTGCTATCTTCATTGAAGAGGCAGAATCCAAATCCATTACCTTTTTCTTCGTGCATCTTTTTTCTAGATTGATGACCTTGCCACAGTTTATCTGAAATAGTGAAACGGTCACCTACATTTGTTTCTAAAATATCACCTACCCTAACACTTTCATCAACGTGTCCTTCTGGGTATTTAAACTCTTTATAGTCTTCAGGAAGATTGTCTTTATTAAACCCCACGATGATTATTCGCTCTCTGTTTTGCGGAACCCCAAAATGGTAGGCGTTAAGTACTCGTGGGTCTGGAACATAATAGTTTAATTCATCCAACACTGATAAAATCACTCTTATAGTATTTCCTTTATCGTGTCCCTTTAATTGTTTAACATTCTCTAACATAAATGCCTTGGGTCTTTTAGCTTTAATAATTCTAGCCACATCAAAGAATAGTGTTCCTCTTGCGTCTTCAAACCCTTTATGCAATCCGGCTTGTGAGAACGGCTGACAAGGGAAACCACCTAAAAGAATATCATGATCAGGAATGTCATTTTCATTGACCTGCGTAATATCTCCGTCAGGTGTTTCTCCAAAATTAATTCGATAGGTTGTTTGTGCAAATTTATCCCACTCAGAAGAATACACATTATATCCACCTTGTCTTTGAAATGCTTGGCGTATTCCTCCGATACCTGCAAACAAATCTATTTGTTTAAATCGGCATTCATCTAATGGCTTATTTTTAAAGGGTGCCTCTGTAGGAAAAGACATTATTTTCTCATAAACATCTTCTGGAACATCTAGCTTTCCGGTTTCCCATTCTCTTAAAAGTTTCTCTTGCTCCTTTGAAAAATAAAGAGCATCTGAAAATTCTTTTCGTGTTATCCCGAGTTTTTCTCTAATGCTAATAATATCCTCTGCTCTGCTCATATCTGAATCACTCCTCACTATCAATTATTTAAAAACCACTTTGAAAATACGGCTTCCAGAACAGATACCACAATACTGTTTCCTGACTGTTTGTAGAGGCTTGTCTGACTAATCAATTGACTTGCTTTTTCAATATCTTCTTCGTTTACCCCCATCAGTCTCCATGTTTCTTTTGGGGTTAATCTTCTCGGAACATATTTTCCGTTTTCATCAATTTTATCCGTTACCAACTGTCTTCTATGTTTTTCTAAGAAAGAATTTAAAGTTACGCCTTTCCAATAATTGGAATCTAAACAATAGCTATAGTCCTGTTCAATTGGAACATCCATTAATTGACCATTGCCAAGATAATATCTATCATCTACATCTTTCTCTAAAATGTCATACAATTTAAATCTAAGCTCTACTGGCTCTGGGAACTCAAAATCTTTCTCACCCTCTAATTCACTTATGCAAAAAACTCTTTCACGGTTTTGGGGTATTCCGTACTCACGAGCATTTAAGATTTTCCAACTGTTCTTATAACCAAGCGATTCTAAGTATTCAAGAAATTTCAAAAAGTTCTCTTTATGATTACATCCTACAAGGTTTTTTACATTTTCCATCATCAAATACTTTGGCTTTTTAGTCTCAATAATTTTACAGCACTCCCAAAGTAATGATGATCTTGTCCCTGAATCTTCGTTTAGTCCATGCTGATATCCAGCTACTGAAATATCCTGACATGGAAATGAATAGGTAAATAAATCGAAATCCGGCAATGTTTCTGGGTCGATATTCTGAATGTCACCATAATTTTTAATTAGTTTGCTTGCTAAGTACTGATCTTTAAGCTTTGGAAGTTTTAATTTTCTTGCTTTATTTTCAAATGTTTTATAATCCAAAGGAACATTTATCCCTTCAAGATAACTAATCATTTCTCCCTTATCTTCAGGTACATATTTGTCAATCTCTTTTCTCTTTTCCAAAAAATCGCTATGGATTGCTGCATAAGACTGCAAAACATCCCCTTCAATTTCAGAGATACCTACAACCTCAAAATCTATGCCTATATTACGTAATGCCATTCGTTGACTTCCGTAACCTGCAAATGCTTCAAAAACCCTCAACATATACTTACCAAAACACCTTTCTATTTTTCTGCACTTTCTCCGCTTTTAATCCATGCGTCTAATTCTGATTTTTTAAATTTCCATAACTTTCCAATTTTATGAGCTGGGATTCCGGTATCCTTTTTTATCCAATTACGGATAGTATCCCTATTAACCCCTATATAATTGGCGGCTTCTTCTATGCCTATCCATCTATCATCATTTTTCTTTTCCATAACGAATACCTCTCTTTAGAATCAGCTATTAAATATTATATCATTTTTCGCTCCGATTTTCAACGGTTTTGTATAGTTTGATATGATTATCTATGATTACATATGATTATTAGTTGCAAAAATTATACATAATAAAGTTAGTTTTTTCAAAAAAATGGACAGCTCGGTACTACCATTTAAATTAAACCATTTATTTTGCCAAAATAACAATAAAGTTCACAATCCATCCTATTATCCCATCATGACTCTAAAAGTTCATCTCTCCTCCATACATGACAGTACCTTTCCTTCTACATCAAATCCACATATCTAGCTGGGTGCAAGTGGGTGCATTTTTTCTTGTTATCCATTCTCTAGTGTCAACTCTCATCTATAGATATGTTTCCACTCAGCCTTATTTTCTCTCAAATAACAAGGCTTACTCTAAGCTACCGATATCTCTTAACGATAGCCTATAAATAAGCCTTTATTTTCTACACTTTATTTATTCACTGAGTGCAACTCTTGACATTAATACCACACACTCAACATGATGCGTTTGTGGAAACAAATCCACCGGCTGGACTTTCTTTAATTCGTAGCCCAACTCTTGATAGAGTTTGATATCACGCGCCATGGTGGCGACGTTACAGGAGATATAGGCGATGCGGTCAGCTCCTGTTTGAGCGCTTGCTTTGATGAAGCTTTCAGTCAAGCCCTTACGTGGTGGATCCACAATGATGACGTCTGGTTTGATGCCATTCTTACTCCACTTAGTCATGGCATTTTCAGCTGAATCAGCCACATAGTGGGCATTGGTGATGCCATTTATACTAGCATTCTTCTGGCTATTCTCTACCGCTTCTGGGATGACTTCGACACCATAAACATCCTTAACATGCTTAGCGACAGATAAACCAATAGTCCCGATTCCTGAGTAGGCATCAATGACCACATCCTCTTCACTTAACTCCGCAAAGTCAATGGCTGTCTGGTAGAGCTTCTCTGCCATTTCTGTATTGACCTGGTAAAAGGCTGGTCCAGAGATTTGAAAGCTATTCCCCAACATTTGGTCCGTAATGTAATCTTGACCATAGAGAACTCGCCATTCTTTTCCAAAAATGGCATTAGTATTCTGGTCATTGATATTTTGCATAACTGATACGATTTCTGGGAACTGCTTGATGACTTGTTCAATCAACTGTTCAACTCGAAAAATTTTAGGACGAGTGGTGACCAAAATGACCATGATTTCTCCAGAATGATGTCCTCGACGAACGACAAGGTTACGAATCAAGCCGGACTGTTCCTTCTCATCATAGGGTTTTAAGTCATAGCGACGAAGCAAATCACGTAAAGCAACAATAACTTTGTCAATGACTGGATCCTGGATATAAAAATCTTCAAGAGGCATCAGATCATGAGAATTCTTACGGAAGAAACCAGTCTCTAGGACACCATTAACGCGACGAACAGGAACCTGAGCCTTATTACGATACTTGACAGGATTTTCCATGCCAAGAGTATCTGAAACCTCTACATCCGTGATTCCAGCAATCTTATAAAGGCTGTCTTTAACTTGCTTGGTTTTAAACTTGAGTTGCTCCGGATAAGCTAAGTGTCCCAAGTCAGCAATGCCTGAACGTAGGTAAGCCAAATCTAAGTCTTGATTACGATGTGGAGATTGTGTAAGATATTCCTCGACTTTACCAAAGCCAATCTTCTTGTTGACTTTAAGGACACGCATAAGGATTTTTTCACTCGGGAGAGCATTCTCCACAAAAAAGACCAGGCCATCGACCTTAGCCACTCCTGCTCCTTCATGGGTCAAATCAACAATCTCTACTTCTACAATATCGTTTTTCTTTAACATATTTTTCTCTTTCTATAAGCCGACAAAAAAAGACGGCAACAATCCTGTTACCATCTATTATACCATGAATTGACCTAAGCACCAAAACTCTTGAAGAA